TTTCTGTCCAGTCTGTGGGGGCCCTGTCATTCTGCGGGCTGGCTTGGTCAACACAAGACATTTTGCGCATGTGGTGGATGGAAAGTGCGATGATTCATGGACCTATGATATGTCAGAATGGCACAGACGAATGCAGTCATTCTTTCCCGCTGAAAATAGGGAAGTTATCGTAAAGCATGATGGTAAAATCCATCGAGCTGATGTACTCGTTGGAAATATAGCAATCGAAATGCAACATAGCCAGATTTCCGCGGAAGAATTTAATGATAGAAACAAGTTCTTTGAGAGTGCCGGGTACCGGCTTGTCTGGGTATTTGATGTTCGGGATAAGCGAGAAGCAGACAATATTCAGCATCTCAATGAAGATACCATCTCAAAATTTCGGTGGAATCATCCGATGCGGATATTCGATTCATTGGACAAACCTCTAAGTGATTATGACAAGAACTATGCAATATATCTGCATTTGTACGATGCAGAAGATGGGCGCACGGACATTTATCGCGTCGTCTGGACAAAGGGGAATAACGATGGGTGGGTGGATTTTTCCAGATTTGCAATCAGTGAAGAGCCAATCGTTATGGAAGAACTGGAAGATATAGAGGAATTCTTCATCCCGCTTGCTTGTGTAAGGAGAGAACGGGTGAAGGCAGCCATCCGTAAGCTGACGGCCAAGGCGAAGTGTGGGGAGACAGGATATTTGAGAAATGCGGGATAGGGCGGGATGAGAGGGGAGACGGCGGGAAAACCCTTGAAATACGCGGGAAACGGCGACTTTCGGCGCGGGACGGAGGCGCGAATTATCAACAATCTTGAGATGAGGATGCGTCGGCGGCGGTCGGCGCTTTTTTCACGCCCACGGGGCCGCACAACGGCGGCGGCGCGGCGAGGCGCACACATACGCAGAATACAAAGAAGCCCCGGAAACGCCCATATAACGGCATTTCTGAGGCTTTTAGATGGTATGAGCCGCTCGGCCCCGTCCCGGAAGTCACAGCAGCAGACCAAGAGGACGAGAGCTTCGCGGCTCATGCTGCTATTGTAGCAGACGCGGCGGCGGATTGCAAGAGGGGCAAGCGTGCTAACGGAGCGTTAGAGCGTGCGAGTTTTGGGGAAAACGGGGCTTTTCGGCGCGGATCGGCGGGGATTAGGGCGTGCGCTGGCCGTGCGAGGCGTGCGCGGCGGGGCGGCGAAGCGGGGCAAAACAGGCGGCGAGCAATGGGACAAATCTGCAAAACCGATGGGACTGTGTCCCATTGCCCTGTTTTCAAGGGTTTTCGGGCTTTCGACCCTCGTTTTTCGCCGCTTCATCAATGGGACAGAAAACAGATTTACAACTAAATCAAAACAGCGCAAAAAATCAAGCGGTTCCACCTTGGGCTTCAGCGTCCTCGGCGGGGCCGCTTTTTGCGTTGTTGCTCTCGCCGAAATATGTCCAGAATATAGACTCTTTTTCCCCGGTGCTGATCCGGCTGTACTTGTAGTGAACCAAGTCAAAAACTTCCTTTTGAGCATCCATCGGCAATAAGCGGAACATGGCGATCAAGTCGCTCTCCATCTCAGACAATCCGACACCATCGCACGCGCCGGGGGTTGTGTTTGAGCTACCTCCCTCCACCAAGTAATCCAGCGTCACACTTAGCCTATGCGCTACTCTTCGGACGCTTTCGACATTCGGGGTTTGAGTTGCCCATCTGCGGATAGTCGCATTGGCAAGATCACATTCCCTCTCAACTTGCTTGACTGTAAGGTTTTGCTCTTTTATCAATGCGAGAACTCGGTCGTAAATAGTCATAGTGAATAGTCTCCTTAAAATATAGTGGACAGGCTAATTTGGGCTTGACAATTAGTGAATAGGCTACTATAATAGGGGTGTAATCTGATTTAAGTATAAAGCAAAATAAATCATAGCACACCCCGACCGAAAATGAAATAGCAAATCGGCGAACGGTAGAGTAAAAGCGAGCGGCGGAGGCGTTTTTCAGAAGGAGAACGACAACATGAAGAACGACATCGCAGACATCCTGTTCAAGTACACCACTGGCGAGGCCACACTGGAAGAGACGAACGACGCCTTGAAGGAGGCGGAGGCGGGTTTCAACTTGGAACCGGGCCGCAACGAGATCACCCCCGACGAGATGGCCCTCACCACTGTCGGAGATACCCCGGAGGAGGCCAACGGCTTCGGCCTGTTGGACACCGGCACCGGCAGCATGGAGAAAGTCCACGTCACCAACGGCAAGCTGGACGAGGCGATCAATCAGGTCAACCATGACGGCACGACCAATATGCTGGCCTTCGTCATCATCGGCCCCAATCGTTACGAGGTCAAGGGCGACACCCTGACGGACTGCTAAAGCCCACCAACACCTAAGCGACTCTTAGATTTAATTCCGCCGACCGCCGTTCGCTTTTGCTCTACCACAAACGCCGAGAAGCGGAAAGGAGGCAGATCATGAGACGCGGCAAGAAGCCCACCCGCAAGCAGAAGATCCGGCTCGGGCAAGCGGGCCTCGCCCCGGAGAACTGGCTGGTCGTGAAGCAGAAAGCAAACGGCGAGCTAATCATTCTGAACAAGTACCACGACACGATCCGCGTCATCCCGCCACTGGCCGGATGAGCTTTGCAGGAAGGAGCAGCAGCATGAAGGAGCAACCGCACATCTGCCCACTGTGTGGGCGAGCATACGACGAGCCGCCCGCGCTGTCGCGAGCGGACAACCAGACGGACATCTGCCCGAGGTGCGGCATGATGGAGGCACTGGCGGCCATGCCGAGGCGGGAAACGCCACAGGAGCGGACGCGGCGGGCCGTGTACGCCACGGGCAACCGCTGGGCGATTGAGAACTTTGAAGCGACCCACCACTAAGCCGAAACGCCCGGAAGGGCGTCACCGGGAACTGCCCCACCCGGTCTGAAGATGGCAGGGCAGAAAGGAATGACGGCAGCATGAGAAAGATCAAGAAGATCGACGGCTTCCTCGTGGTCAAGTTCAACGACCGCGAGAAGCGCGAGTACGAGGGTACGGCCCTCGGAGAGTACGGCGTGATCGACGCGGAGGTCTACACGGGCAATCTGGACATCGACCGGGGCGCGATGGAGTACGACGACGCGGACACGCTGGAGGTGGCCGTGGAGCTGGCACGGGGGCTGGAGTCCGAGGAGGACATCACGGACGAGCCGCCCACCTACACCGCCGCCGTGGAAACGAATGAGAGCTATACCGAGGAGACGGTGGAGCCCGCCGCCCTGATCGAGGGCTGGACGCGCCGCCTTGCCACGCGGGTCAAGAGCAAGCACTACCCCGACACCGACCCGCGCACCGCCGCGCACGAGCTTTACGGCTTCAAGATGGCGCTGCATCAGATCGGCTTCCTGCCGGAGAGCGAGGTCATCACCGACCCGGACACCTTCGGCGCGGGACGGTTGGACGGCCCCATGCCGCGCAACCCCGAAGAGCTGCTGGCGTTTGTGTGCGACGAACGGTGCAAGAACCGGGCCGGACACACGCAGGAGGAGCTGGACGCCATTTGCGCGAAGTGCCCGCTGGGACAGCTCTACGAGGACGCGGAGGCACAAGACCTGCGCATCCGGGAGAGGAGCGAGCGGGTGCTGCGGGAGCACATTGAGGTCATGAGGTACGTCGAGGACGCCGCGACCGTCCTGCTGGGCAGGAATGAGGCGCGTGCTTACCTTGCGGCGCTGCGGGACGGACAGATCCTGCAGGAGAACGAGTGCGAGCACTATGCGGCGCAGATCGCCGAGGTGGGTGCGGAGCGGTTGGCACTGAAGCTACCCGCAGACTTCAAGATAGAGAGCGTCCAACATCTCCGGCAACTGCTTCAAGAGGTGGATGATGACGCCAAGAACAGCGGCGAGCCGTTTAACGGCTTCCGGCACGAGACAGAGCGCATCCCGGCGCATCGGCTGGAGGAGCTCCGCCAGCTCGGGACGGCGCTTCTCGGCGAGTGCCCGGAGAACGACTGCACGATCTACCGCAACGTGTTCCGCATGGCGGTCGACGTCGACGGGCAGATGGGCAAGCTGACGGGCCACGCGAGGGAGACGATGCAGCGGGAGTATGATCGGCTGCTCCGGGAGCTGAACCGCCTCTACACCATGAACCACGCGGTGAAGAAGTACCGGGAGGCGCAGCATGACAGGACTTGAACTGCTCAAGGCCCCGGAGGCCACGGCGGGCGAGATCGCGGATATCATCTCCGCGCCCTGTCCGCCCACTATCCCCGCCCACTGCGACGGCGTGAGCTGCCGGGAATGTTGGCTGACGTGGCTGACAGGCGAGCCGCCCGAAGAGAAAGGGCCGTCCGATGAACAGACGGCCCCGTGCGGAGGGTGCCCCTTACAGGGCAAAAAGCGCGAGCTTATTCAGCTCGGCAGACTTCTCAAAGAGGTCGGGGAATACGTCAACTCCTCTCCTTCTCGTACTTCGCAATCGCGGTAGCTGCAACTACCGCGATCAGCGAGAGAAGGCTCGAGGCGATCTCGGCATCCTCGGAAAACCGCTCCGGGAACCGAGCCTTCACTTCATCGACAACCTCTTTAGAGAATTTCTGCACATCAATCATAGACAACACCCCCCTCCCCGGGCAGCGGCCCAGCTCCATTATACACGATCGGGAGGGCAAAGGAAAGGAGCAGCAGAATGTTCAGCACAGAAGACCTCAAGACCGCGATCGGCGCGACCGTCATCGCACGGCGAAACGCGGCGGCGCGGCTGCGGGAGGCGGGCAACCCCCGCGACCCGTTCCGGGCGCTGCCGGGGATGGAGCAGCAATTCTTTGAAGCGGCGCAGAGCGTGCGCAGCTACGACCTCGTTCTCAACTTACTTGAGAGAGAAGTGAAGCGGGAGGCGCGAAAGCGTGCGGGGCGCACGGCGCAAAGCGCGGCGGCGTTCCTTATCACGGCAGGGCTCATCCTGCTCGCGACGCTGGGCTTCGCGGCGGCGCTGCTGCTGATGCGCTGCCCCGTCCCCGCCGTGAGCGTCACCGCGTTTATAGGTGTGGCAGTCTCGCTGGGCTGGGCGGTCATTCGGAAGTAAGTCTAAGAACGATGAGAAAGGAGGGCAAGCGATGAGAGGCCCGAAGAAACGGCTGACGCCGTTCGGGAAGATGGTGGTGAAGGCGCTGGCTGACCGGGATATGAGCCGGGCGGAGCTGGCGGCCACGGTAGGCACAAGCCCGCAGTACATGAGCTACATCCTGAACGGGACACGCTCGGGTGAGAAGTACCTCCCGGCGATCATCGCCGCCCTCGCGCTCGACCCGAAGAAGGCGGAACGGGCGATCGCGGCATGACGCACGGAAGGGAGGGAACGGAGTGCCGGACGTATTCATCACGCTGGAGGAGGCAGCGGCTTTTGAAGGTATCACTTACGAGGCCATGAAGAAGCGCGTTCAAAGAAGCCCCGAACAGCATAACGTAAAGTCACAGGCCCGGGAGGGCGGCGGCAAGGATCAGGTGTTGATCTCGACAAGCTCCCTCTCGGCAAAGGCGCGGAAGGCATGGCGAGCCGCGCAGAAGGTGGAAGGGAGTGAGGTCATCATAGACAAGAGAGCACAGGAGGCCGTGCCGTGGTACGTCACCGCCGACCTGAACCAGTACACGGAGGCGAACAAGAAGCGCTTCTATGAGGCGGTAGAGCTGGCGGCGCGGGTGCAGGACTTCATCGACTATGACGGCCCTGACCGCACGGGCTATGCCGAGAGGTATGCGCTGGGGCTGGGGATCAGCCCGCAGAGCCTGTACCGCTACATGAAGAACGTGCTGGAGGCGAACGCATGGGCGCTGAAGCTGGAGAAAGAAGACGGCAAGAGCCGGGACTACTTCCGGGCGCTGGCGCTGTGCCGGAAGCCAAAGGAGACGGGTACGTTCCCGAGCTTGACGGACGAGCAGAAGGCGATCATTGAGAACATCTGGTTCGACAAGCGGTTCGCGGCGAACCTCGGCACGATCGAGATGCTCTATGAACGGTTTGAGCTGGAGGCGGAGCGGCGGGAGTGGGAGGAGTATCCCTCCATCAAGACGGTGGCCCGGTATATCAAGTTCCTCATGGGACAGCGGGGTGCGGAGTCTGCCCGGTTCCTCGCTGCCAATGGGACGCGGGAGTGGAAGAACAAGCGGATGATGAAGGGCAAGCGCGACGCGACGAGCCTTCAAGTCATGGAGTATGTTGTTGGCGACGAGCACACCTTCGACTTTTGGGTGCAGTGGACGGCCCCGAACGGCAAGATCAAGGCCGTGCGCCCGAAGCTGGTTGCGTGGCTGGATATGCGCTCCCGCGCTATCATCGGCGATGTAGCGTGCGTCAACGCCAATTCGCAGACGCTGAAGGAGTCGCTGGTCAAAATGATCTACAGCAATCCGGGCGGCGTTCCCCACATCCTGCACGTCGACAACGGCAAGGATTATACTGCCGAGGTCATGACCGGGGAGAACCGCAAGAACCGCAAGCACCGCAAAATCGACATTGACTTCGCGTTTGACTCGGAAACGGTCGGCTTCTATCAGAGCATCGGCATCCAAGAGGTCGGACGCTCGCTGCCGTATCAGCCTTGGGACAAACCGATCGAGCGCTTCTTCTCCACGGTCTGCTCGAAATTCTCCAAGTGGTTTGAGAGCTACACGGGCACGCTGACAGGCTCCAAGACCTACGCCAAGCGGCAGAAGGACATCGACCAGATGCTGGAGCGCGGGGAGCTGCTGACGATGGAGGAGTTCTTCGAAGTCTGGACGGAGTGGAAGAACACCAAGTATCACACCCGCAAGCATCGCGGCCTGAGCGACGCGGGCGAGAAATGGGTTACGCCGATCGAGATGTTCGAGAACGGCCCGCGCTATGAAAAGGCAGCTCCACCCCGAGAGTACGCAGCGATGCTGCTGATGAAGGCGGCGACCGCTCGCGTCACAAACCAAGGCATCAACAAGTTCGGCACACTCTACACGGACACGGAGCTCGCCTACTACGTCAATCAGAAAGTCAACATCAAGTGGGACATCGACGATGTCACCAAGCTCTATGTGTACGACATGGAGGGCAAGAAGATCTGTGAGGCGGTGTCCGCCGAGCTGCTCGCCTTCGGCCCGCATTGTTCTCAGGCGGCACTGGAGAAGCATCTGCGAGATCAGAAACGAAACGAGCGAGAGGTCAGGGAGTATCTGGAGGAGCGAGTCCGCCCTTACGAGCTGCGGCTCGAGGACGGTGCAAGGCCCTCGGATGCAGTGGGCATGATCGACCTGACCATCAAGGCCACGCCGAGCCAGAAGCTGGTCTCCCTGCCCAAGGACAGAATGTTCCGGTCGGAACAGGCAAGCAAGACGAGCCGGAAGAAGGCCACGGACGACACCTTCCTCAACGCCAAAGGCGACAAGGCACTCTCTCTTTTGAGAGCGATGAACGAATAATAACGGAGGTACATTATGGAAGTTACAGCAGCAGAGCGCACTGCAATCTACACCAACATCAGCCCCCTCGCGCAGCGCGTGAACAACTACATCCAGACGCAGCACTCAAGCATCGCGGCGGTCGCCAAGGACATCGGCTACAGCCGCACCACCGTCTCCCGGTATCTCACGGGCAAGTATGACAGCAACCCGAACGACCTTGAGAGCAAGCTGACGGACTTCCTCACCCGGCAGACGGGCGAGGCGGTCGACCTGACGACGCCGTTGGCGAAGTCAGAGGGCAAGACGTGGCAGACGCCCGTATTCTTTGAGAGCCGGGATGCGAAGGCCGTGCTCGGTGTATGCCAGAGCTGTCAGGAGTACATTGGCCTCGGCATCGTAGTCGCCCGCAGTGGCTACGGCAAGACCTACGCCCTGCGGCAGTACGCGAAGCTCTCCCGCGTGGCCTACATCGAGTGCGACGACACCATGAGCAGCCGCGACCTTGTGGAGGCGATCGAACGGAGCATCGGGCTCCCAAACGGCTACGGCACGATCTGGCGCAGGGTGAACGGCATCCGGGAGTTCTTCAACACGAACAAGGGATACCTGCTGATCATTGACGAGGCGGACAAGCTGGTGAGCAAGTACACACAGAAGAAAATGGAGATCCTGCGGGCGGTGTTCGATCAGAGCGACGTGGGTCTTGTGATCGCGGGCGAGCCGAAACTGGAGGCACAGATCAAGACCTACCTCGTGCGTATGGCGAACCGGGTGGACTTCTACGCCTCGCTGCGGGGCCTCTCCCCCTCGGAGGTGGAGGGCTATCTCACGGACTTCCAGATCGAGCCGGAGGCGCTGGTGGAGTTGAAAGCGCGGGCGTGCAATATGCAGACCGGGTGCTTCCGACTGCTCGACCGCACGCTCTCTAACGTCCGACGCATCCTCAAGGAGACGGGCGAGGAGACGGTGACGGTGAAGACCATAGCACAGGCGTCGTCCATGATGATGCTTTGAGGAGGGACAGCAAATATGAGAATAGAACGCATCAGCGGAGCGATCCTCATCCTGCTCTCCGGCGTGCTGCTCCTGATGGCAGCCTACGGCGGGACGCCGGAGGATCGGGACGCGACAGCGATCCTCCTGACGCTGCCGATGGGTCTTGTGGCACTGTTCACCGAGATCCCGGAGCGCGGCAAGCGCACCAAGCGAGACTACCGGGCGTAAAGCCCGCAACATTAACAAATTGAAAGGAGCCGCAAACATGGCAAGGAAACGAGTAGTCGAGGCCCCGAGCCTCCATTCATGGGAGGACGTGAACGACGCCCTCCGTCAGATTGCCGAGGCGCAGATCGCGCTGGGCGAGATCCAGAGCGATATGCAGAAGCAAATCTTAGGGGCGCAGAAGGTCGCCGAGGAGCAGAGCAAGCCGCTCAACGACAATGTGGCCAAGCTGGAGCGCGAGATCAAGAGCTTCGTCACCGACCACAGGGACGAGATGGGCAAGACGAAGTCGGTGGTGCTGACGTTCGGCGAGGTAGGCTTCCGGCTCTCCACATCCGTCTCGCTGCCCCGGGCGAAGGAGAAGCTGGAGGAGATCATCCGCCGTCTCAAGTCCCGCCAGATGACGGACTGCATCGTGGTGGAAGAGAAGGTCAGCAAGGAGGCTCTGAAGAAGTACGGCGAGGACACGGTGAACGCCGTGGGCGCAACGTGGAAACAGAGCGACGTGTTCGGCTATGAGGTGAACATCGCCAAGCTGGAGCAGATCAAGGCGGGCAACTGAGGAAGGGGGCTCACGGAATGACAGCAGCAAGGACTGGGCGCAAACAGCCCTCCATCCGCACGCTGTGGGCGATCGCGAAGTCGCCGGAGCTGCACCTCACGGACGAAGACCTGCACGCGGTTGTCTACCGCGAGACAGGCAAGGAGTCCATGAAGATGCTGACGCAGGGCGAGGTCAACACTGTTGCCCGCGTGCTGCAGAACATGAAGGACAGTGTGAGTCGGAGCGTGCGGGACAAGCGCACGGACACGGGCGGCGACATCCGCACCACCGCGCAGCGCCGGAAGATCTACGCGCTGTGCGAGGCGCTGGGCTGGAATGACGACCCGCGCCGCATTCAAGGCTTCGTCAAGCGCGTGGCCCATGTCGACCGCATCGAATGGCTGAACATAGCGCAATGCGAGAAGGTCATCGAAGGGCTCAAGGCAATCCTCGCACGGCAGCGCCGGAAGGAGGCGGAGCTGTGATAGAGGAACGAGCGATCCTCGCGGCGCTGGAACGCATAGCGCGGATGCAGGACAGCATCCGCAGCGGCATGGACATCTGCAGGGACACGGGGCTTGTGTTCCTGCGGGTCTACTATGAACAACTCCCTCCCAATGTTGCCCGCCGCCTGACAGAGCTACACGCAGAGGACATGGCGGAGATCCCTCGCGCAACCTCCACGGAGGGTACGGCGCAGGATCGGCAGCGCCTTGGCGAGAAGCTGGCGAGCGACGCAGCCACCGCACAGGTCATGCGGGCGATGGATGTCTACCGCGCAAAGCTCGGCTACGGCCCACAGGAGGGTGCAGACGGCACGGAAGCAGCGGGAGGTGATATGTAATGCCAAAGGGGAAGAAATGCCTCACGCAGCGGGAGAAGGCCGAGCGTGCGGCGATCAAGAAGCAGCTCCAAGCGGACGGCGTTCTCCCACCTGATAAGCCCCGGCTCAACCGCAAGAAGTTCGCCCGGGAGGTGTGGGATGAGTTCAGCGAGATGGATGTCTACACCGCAGATTTCTACCTCCGCAAGGCGATCATGGCAACGGTGGGGCCGGAGCTGCACGAAGTGACATCGGAGCAGGTTGGCATCCTGAAGCTGATGAAGCTGGCGGTGGAGACCGATCGGTTCATGCAGCAACTCAAAACAGAGGGGCGCGAGCAATACAGCATCGGGGAGTATGTCGAGAAGGTCTACAACCCGGTCATGAATTTATAGGAGGATTCACATCATGGCAAAATTGACACCAGACGCGACGAGGACGGAGCATGGCCTCGTCATCAACGAGAAGATCATCCCGTGGGGCGCGGTCTGGCCCAAGGACTCCGGCGCGTACAAGAAGGGCGCACAGTACAAGGCCGACCGTCTGCTCTCGGGCGGCACGGGCAAGGTCAAGGGCGTGACCATCCACAACACCAACGACCTGAAGAATGTGGAGGAGGACGCCGAGCAGTACACCCGCGCGACGTGGCCAAACGCCAACATGAACGACGCCCGCGTCCACTACTACGTCGACGACATCAACGCATGGCAGAACCTGAGAGAGGACGAGGTGGGCTGGCACGCGGGCGATGGCCGGAAGGCCACGGGCGGCAACGAGACGACGCTCTCCATCGAGATCATCATGGACGGCACGGGCAGCAAGGAAGACCGCAAGGCTGAGGAGAACGGCGTGCTGCTGGCGGCGCTGCTGCTGAAGAAGCACGGCTTGAGCGTGAACGAGCTGTACACGCACAACCACTGGATGGGCCACCCGGACTCCATCGTGCAGGGCGCGAGGAAGAACTGCCCGCTGTACATCCTGCCCCATTGGGCGCAGTTCAAGCAGAAGGTCGCCGCAAAGCTCACGGAGCTGAACGGCGGCGCGACCACCACGGAGACGGGCAAGACGGAGATCATGGGCAAGGCCAAGGCGAGCGCGCAGCAGATGGCGCTGTTCGCCCGATCCAAGAACGCGGAGCCGCAGCTCCCGGCGTGCTCGCTGGAGCAGCTGGCGCAGTTCTTCCTCGAAGAGGGCGAGGCCGAGGGCGTGCGCGGCGACGTCGCCTTTGCGCAGAGCCTCCACGAGACGGGCTTTTTCAAGTACGGCGGCATCGTGCTCCCCACGCAGAACAACTACGCAGGCATCGGGGCGCTGAACGGCAACGCCAAAGGACAGGCGGCGACCTTCCCCGACCCGCGCACGGGTGTCCGGGCGCAGATCCAGCACCTGAAAGCATACGCCTCCAAGGAGGCGCTCGTGAACGGGTGCGTCGACCCGCGCTTCTCCCTCGTGACACGGGGCTCGGCGCAGTATGTGGAATGGCTGGGCGCAAGCGACAACCCCAACGGCAAGGGCTGGGCCGTACCGGGCAAGGGCTACGGCAGCAAGATTATCGCCCTGTTAGGTCAGATCATGGCGTTCGAGGTGCCGCAGACGTCCGCGCCGAGCGAGCCGGAGGAGCAGGAGCCGGAGTTCCCGGCGTATCAGTTGGAGGGGCTTGAAACGCTCACGGAGGCTGGCGTCATCAACTCCCCCGAGTTCTGGCGGCAGAAGTTCGGCGAGCAGGTGACGGTCGGCGAGCTGTTCGGCATCTTGGGGAAGCTCTTCACGAAAGCAAGCGAGTAAGGACACGGAGGGCGGGACATGGAAGACCTCGTAAAGGAGCTGACGATCGACATGGTTCCTGACGGCGACAACCGCATCATCGCGGAGACGATCGGCGTCGAGAACTACTACAAGCTGTGCTCGGTCGTCGGCGGCTCGACCATCTACCTCCAGAAGCCGGAGAGTGTCCTTCGCCCTGTCCGCGACGCTCACATCAAAGCGGAGTTCAACGGCTACAACCACCCCGAGCTCGCCCGCAAGTACGGCGTGACGGAGCGGTGGGTGCGGCAGCTCTGCGGCGAGGGAAAGCTGGAGGGACAGATGAGCCTTCTCGACTACGGCGACGAGCCAAAAACCGCTGACTTCTAAAGACAACATTTCTAAGAAGTAGTACACATATAAGGTTCCCGAAAGGGACGGTAAAATAAGACTATGAGCTATGCTCATAGTCTTATTTTTATACTCAAAGGAGGACACCAAACATGAACATGGACATCATCCAGAGTGCGGCGTTTGAGATGCTGCTCAACGTCGCGCTCGCTGTACTGGCCCTCGCCGGAGCCTACGCAGTTTACTACATCCGGCTCGGCGCATCCAAGCTGAAAGCGCAGACCGCGCAGATCGAGGACGCATCCACTCGCAAGGTGCTGGACGACGCCTTGAAGGATGTTGAGAACCTCGCCACACTGTCGGTGAGCGCGATGGAGCAGACCACGGCAAAGGCACTGCGCGAGGCAGTCAAGGGCGGCAAGGCAAGCCGCGAGGAGCTGGTCGCGCTGGGCAAACAGGTTTTTGATGAGGTCAAGGCGTCGATCGCGCCGGAGGCGCAGCGGGTCATCACGAAGAACCTCGGCAGCTTCGACGAGTATCTGACGAAGTACATCGAGGCCACTGTGCTGGAGATCAAGCAGAACGAGCCGTACATCACCCTTCCGGAGAGTGCGCTCATCGAAGGCGAAGCGGAACGGTAAGGAGGGCGGCACATGGACGTCTCTCAGATCACCGCCCTCATCGGCGCGGCGGCGTCGCTGCTGTGCACCGTCGTCGTCGGGGCGCTCACCTTCTTTATGAAGAAGACGCTCGCCAGTCTTGAAGAGGCGGACAAGCGGAACGCCGAGGACATCAAGACGCTGGACAAGAACCTCAACGACCTGAAGGCAGACCTCCCCCTGATCTATGTGACGCGGGAGGACTACATTCGGGTCATGAACAGGGTCGAGGACAAGCTCGACCAAATCCTCTACGGAGGCAAAGCCAAAGGAAAGGAGGAGTGACCTCATGGCAATCCTTGACGAGCTGACCGAGCAGGAGGTCAGCAAGAACAAAGCAATCCGGGGCTACATCGTCCGAGCCCTCGCAAAAGGCAGTCAGAACGCCTTGCTCGTCCGTCAGATCACAAACGCCCTCGTCGCTGACGGCCTGATCTACTCGCCGGACATTTCAAAGCCGATCGAGTATCTGCAGGAGGCGGGTTATGTGACCTTCACCGACCGATCGGTGAACGCCTACAACGCCTACCGCAAGGACTCCATCATCAAGCTCACCCGCAAGGGCGTCGATCTCGTCGAGGGCACGATCAACGACCCGGGCATCGATGTCTAAGGCGGAGCGACGGAGGACGCGGGTCAGCTCGACGATCGACAAGCTCCCGGACGATATTAAGGGGCAACTCGACGTCCGGCTTGCGGACACCTCCAACACCTATGAAGAACTGGCGGCATGGCTCAAGGCTGAAGGCTACGAGATCAGTAAGTCAGCGATCGGGCGCTATGCGATCCGCACCACACAGGCGGCGCAGCGCGTAGCGCAGACCATCCAGCGCACTCAGGCGATCGCTCAAGCGGTGGAGGCCCACCCCGACCTCGACTACACGAAGGCGGCGTCGATGGTGCTCATGGACGGGCTCATGCAGCGAGTCAGCACCGCTGAGGACGACTTTCAGGAAATGCCGCTGGATAAGGCGGGGCGACTCATCGCAAGCCTCGCCCGGAACGCCACCTACGAAAAGCGCGTCCGGCAGGACATGAAGAAAAAAGCTGAGCTTGCCTTCGAGCAGATGGAGACGGAGCTCATGGCGGCAATCAAGCAGCACCCTGAGCTTGCTGGCGAGCTTCACGACGTGCTGGAGCGTGCAAGAGAGAAGGTGCTGGCAGATGGCGAAGATTGACCTGAACGACTACCTCGAAAAGCTCACAGAGCCGGAAGACCGGGAAACGGTCGCAAACCGCGCGTATCAGCGGGAGCTGTTCGAGCAGTACATCACAAAGGACGGCAACTTTCCCGAGCAGCGGGCGCAGCTCCTTGAGGACTTCAGGGCCGGAAAGGAACTGACCGGGCCGAAGGGACTGCGCCGGAAGCTCGGAGCCTTCGATCTTGAATACTTCGGGCGGGCCTATCTCGCGCACTACTTCGTCCGCCCGTCGCCCAAGTTCCACGGCGAGCTGGACAGGATATGGCGGGAGGGCGTGCTGAAGGGGATGAACCCGGAGGTGGACGCCAAGCGGATCAGCCGCGCGGATGGGTGCCGCCGTGCGATCGAAGCGCCTCGTGGCCACGCCAAGAGCACGACCTTCACTTTCAAGGACGACCTGCACGCCGCCGTCTACGGCTACAAGCACTACATCATCATCCTCTCTGACAGCTCGGAACAGGCCGAGGGCTTCCTCGTCGACATCAAGACGGAGCTGGAGGAGAACGCTGCCCTGAAGGAAGACTTCGGCGAGCTGGAAGGCAAGGTCTGGAAGTCCTCTGTCATCCTGCTGGCCAACGGCGTCAAGATTGAGGCAATCGGCTCGGGCAAGAAGATCCGTGGCCGACGTCACAAGCAGTGGCGTCCCGACCTTATCGTCTGCGACGATCTGGAGAACGACGAGAACGTCAACACGCCGGAGCAACGCAAGAAGCTCCGCGACTGGTTCTATAAGGCGGTCTCCAAGGCGGGCGACACCTACACCGACATCGTTTACATCGGCACGCTGCTCCACTTCGATGCGCTGCTGGCCAACGTAGCGAAGAACCCGAGCTATAAGTCGGTGCGCTATCAGGGCGTCATCAGCTTCGCCACCAACGGCGAGCTGTGGGACGCATGGGAGTCCATCTTCACTGATCTCTCCAACGACAACCGACAGGAGGATGCGCTGGAGTTCTTCCAAGCGAACCGCGAGGCGATGCTGGAGGGCACGGCGGTCTTATGGGAGGAGAAGCTCTCCTACTACGACCTCATGGTCATCCGCATCTCCGAGGGCGAGGCGTCCTTCAACAGCGAGATCCAGAATGACCCCATCGACCCGGAGAACTGCACCTTCCAAGAAGAGTGGTTTGACTTTTGGGACGACGAGGGCAAGGCGCAGCCAGACTTCTCCGACCCGAAGTTTCTCTTCGTCGGCGCGAACGACCCGTCGCTGGGCAAGAACAAGAAGTCGGACACCAGCTCCATCATCGCACTGGCGAAGGACACGCAGACGGGCTACCTCTATGTCGTGATCGCGGACATTGCCAAGCGCAAGCCGGATCAGATCATTGAGGACGCCCTCGACGCGAGCCGACGCCTCCAGCGGGAGTACAAGCGGCCCTACTACAAGTTCGGCGTGGAGACGGTGCAGTTCCAGTATTACTTCGCCGAGATCATGCGGCAGCGTGCGGCAGCGGTCGGCGAGTATCTCCCTATCGAGGAGATCAACAGCACGCAGAACAAGGATGCACGCATCCAGTCCCTGCAGCCGTTCGTGAAGAATGGCTACATCAAATTCAGCAAGAAACACAAGACACTGCTAAAGCAGATGACCGAGTACCCGATGGGCAAGAACGACGACGCGCCGGACGGCCTCCAGATGGCGGTCAAGCTGGCGCTTGACGTCAAAATCGGGCGCAGGGTCGACTACAGAAGCGTCATCGCCCGCGCCCTCGACTTCCGGCGCGGAGCCTACTAAGGAGGTGAGGCGCATGATTATCCAAGAGAACACAATCATCCACGGCGACAGCCTCACCGTGCTCCGTCAGATGGAGCCGGAGAGTGTCGACGCAATCATCACAGACCCGCCCTACGGCATCAACTATGTCTCTCAGACGGGGGCGTCCATCAAGAACGACAAGAGCCCCTTCATCTGGTTCCTCTACGACGCCTTCCGCGTGCTCAAGTCCGGCGAGGCTGGGCACGGCGGCCTGATCTGCTTTACCCGTTGGGACGTGGAGCAGACCTTCATCGACGCGATGAAGATCGCGGGCTTCAACGTCAAGAGCGAGGTCATTTGGGATAAGGTCTACCACGGCATGGGCGACACCAAGGCGGCGTTTGCCCCGTCGCATGAGAACATCGTCTTCGCGATTAAGGGCAAATACAGTTTCCCCGGCAGCCGTCCGAAAGACCTTGTCACCTTCCCGAAGATCAACAGCTCCAAGATGGTGCATCCCACTGAGAAGCCTGTTGGTCTGCTGGCTAATCTCATCTCCTCGGTCACGAAACCGGGCGACCTCATCCTCGACCCGTTCGCCGGAAGCGGCTCCGCGCTGGTCGCGGCGAAGAAGACGGGGCGTCGCTTCATTGGCATCGAGCTGGATGATGATTACTTCGTCACGGCCCAGCGGCGCATCGAGGAGGTGCGGGAATGAACCGACTCAAGCAGCTCATCACCCGGCTTAGACGCCCGGATATGCGGGAGGTCGCCGTGGCGCAGGTCTCCGACAAGTACAGCGAGTATCCCAGCAATGGCCTGACGCCTGTCAAGCTGGCTGAGATCCTCCGAGAGGCCGACGCGGGCGATGTTCTTCGGCAGATGGAGCTCTTTGAGGAAATGGAGGAGAAAGACCCTCACCTATTCAGTCAGCTCCAGACGCGCAAGAACGCCGTCACGGGCCTTGACTTCGAGGTGATCCCATTCGGCGACGAACCGCTGGACAAGGAGATCGCCGACTTCATCGAAGAGCAGCTCAACGGCATCGAGAGCTTCGAGGATGTGGAGAACGACCTGCTCGACGCGATCGGCAAGGGCTTCGCCGTCTCCGAGATCCTGTGGGGCTATGACGAAGGGCACGTCGTGGTGCAGGACATCAAGACGCGGCATCAGAAACGCTTCTTTTGGGACACGCTGGACGATTCGTTCAAGGTGCGAACGAAGGACGTGCCGGAGGGCATCCTGCTCCCGGCGAACAAGTTCATCGTTCACAGGTACAAGGCTCGCAGCGGTCACACCTCTCGGGCTGGCATCCTCCGAGTTGTGGCGTGGATGTACCTCTTCAAGAACTACGACCTGAAGGACTGGGTCAGCTTCGCTGAGATCTACGGTCTGCCGCTCCGGCTGGGCAAGTACGCGCCGGGAGCGAGCGACAGCGACAAGGCGGCGCTCATGCGAGCCCTCATCCAGATTGGCTCCGACGCGGCGGGCATCATCCCGGACGGCACGAGCATCGACTTCATCACCACGGAGAAGACCTCCAGCTCCGACCTCTATGAACGGCTGGCTCGTTACTGCGATGAACAGATATCCAAGGCAATCCTCGGCCAGACGCTGACTTCCGACTCGGGCGGCGGCAGTTACGCACAGAGCAAGACGCACAACGATGTCCGGCACGATCTCACCGTCGCCGACTGCAAGGCGCTGGCGTCCACCCTCCGGCGCGACCTCATCCGCCCGCTGTGCATCTTCAACTTCGGCGAGGACAAGCGCATCCCCTACATCCGCTTCGACTGTGAGGAGTCCGAGGACTTGACGCAGACGGCGACCATCCTCGGCACGCTCATTGAAAAGGTCGGGCTTCGGGTGCCAACGAGCTTCGTCTACAAGAAGTTCTCCATCCCTGAGCCGGAGGAGGGCGAGGAGATCGCAAAGCCCACCTACGGAGGCGGCATGGGCGGCGTGCTGCCGTTCAAGAGCGACGCGCTGCTCTCCCTCAAGGCGGGAGCCGACGCACCGATCGGCACGCAGCAGCACATCGACAGGCTCGCCGCCGCCGCGCTCCGCAAGGGCGCGGGCAGCTTCAAGCGTGCGTTCGAGCCGGTTCTCAAAATGATTGAGAAAGCCGACAGCCTCGAACAGCTCCGTGAGCTGATGGAGGACGACGCAGCCGTCGCCGAGCTCTACGCCGCGATGGACGTCTCCGAGGTCGAGGAGCTGCTGCAGAAGGTCATGCTCTACGCCGACCTTGAGGGGCGGGTGGTCGAGGATGGATGAACTCACCGCGCTGTTCAGCCGTAAGGATATGACCTTTGAGGAGGCGGTCGCGTACTTCAAAGAGCGCGTCCCCGTCACCGCCTCGCGGTTCTATCAGATCGCCGCCGAGTACCGCGCCCTCGCCTTTACGGTCAGCGGCTACACGAAGGCGCAGGTGCTCAAGAAGTTCTACGATGAGCTGCTGGCCGCGCTGGAGGAGGGCAACAGCCTCGCGGAGTTCCGCGAGAATATGAACGACTTCCTCGAAGTGGAGGGCTACGAGGGCATCACGCCCTACCAAGCCGAGAACATCTTCCGCACCAACATCCAGACGGCCTACAATGTGGGCCACTACAAGCAGATGACCGAACCGGGCGTCAAGGCACTGCGGCCCTATTGGCAGTACGACGCCGTCAACGACTCGAAGACCCGCCCGAGTCACCTCGCGATGGATGGGCGCGTGTTCATGGCGGACGATCCCATTTGGGACACATGGTTCCCACCCAACGGCTTCAAGTGCCGCTGCACGGTCAAGACGCTCTCCAAGCGCCAGATGGAGCAGCGGGGGCTGACGGTGGAGACCGAAGCGCCGAGGGCGGCGCGGCTGGAGGACGGGCGCTTCGTCAACATCCTGCCCGACCCGCAGTTCGATACCAACCCCGCCAAGGTACGCTATCAGCCAGACCTCACGGGCTACCCCGAGCCGCTCAAAAAGGCGTACCAAGAGCGCGAAAAGGGGAACACACCGCCATAAGGCCACAGAGCCCCGCTGTGCGCGTTTTGCTCTCGGTAGGGTAATTTGACGGGTGCGACAATTAAGGGGCGTGCGCACGCGCTCTAACGCCGTTTCCGGGCGGTTCGCGGCGACACCAAAGGAGGACAGATGCAAATGGACGGTTTTTTGACCCTGAAAGGCGGCAATGTGGAGCTCGTGGGAGCGCCGGAGACGATCTTCGTCCTCCCCATCGGCCACGTTGTCAGCTCGAAGGGTGAGTTTGATGTGGACGAGGAGAGCTACAAGGCGATGAAGGCGCAGATTGCCAAGCGCGGCGTGGATCTCGTCGTCGACTACGAGCACCAGACGCTCAAAGGGTGCGAGGCACCCGCAGCCGGATGGGTGAAGGAGCTGAAGCTGGAGGATGGACAGATCAAGGCCGTCGTCGAGTGGACGCCCCGAGGGGCGCGGTACCTTGAGAACAAGGAGTACCGCTACCTTTCCCCGGTCGTGAACGTCCGCAAGGCGGACAACAAGGCGGTCGGGCTCCACTCGCTGGCGCTTACCAACACTCCGGCGATCGAGGGGATGAACCCCATCGTCAATTCAGACAATTTTGAAGGAGGACAACATTCTATGGACATCAAGAAGCTGGCGGAGCTGCTCGGTCTGGGCGAGGACGCCACGGAGGAGCAGGTCATGGAGGCGCTCAAGGCTTGCCTCGCCGAGAACCGCAGCCTCAAGGAAGCAGAGAAGCAGCCGCCCGAGAACGTCGTGGCAAACAAGGCGGTCTGCGAGCTGCTGGGCCTGAAGGCAGGTGCTGCCGCCGAGGACGTAACCGCGAAGATCATGGAACTCAAGAGCGGCACGGTCGACGGCGTCAACCTCGCCGAGGAGCTGAAGGCACTCAAGCAGCAGAACGCAGAGCGCGAGGCCAACGACGCCGTCACCCTCGCCCTGAAGGCGGGCAAGATCACCCCGGCGCAGAAGGAATGGGCCAAGGGCTACGCCCTGAGTGACCCGAAGGGCTTCGGCTCCTTCGTGGAGAAGGCTCCACAGATCGTGCCGATGGACAAGATCGAACTGGGCGACGTCAAGGCTCTCAAGAGCGACGCACTGGACGCCGACACCCTGCTGGTCTGCAAGCAGCTCGGCGTCACGCCCGACGACGTCAAGAAGTACGGTATGAAGGAGGACTAAGATCATGGCAAAACTGACTGATGTAAGAGATACCCCTGAGATCGCCAACGGCGCGAAGGTCATCGCGGTACCCGTGAAGGGCAGCACCACCATTTATCAGGGCGCACTCGTTGCTCTGGATGCGGACGGCTACGCGATTCCCGGCAAGAAGGCCGAGAACCTGACCGCTGTGGGCCGCGCCGAGGAGACTGTGGCAAACGCGGGTGCAGACGGCGAGTTGGTCGTCCGCGTTGCTCGTGGCGTGTTCGTCTTTGACAACACCGCCACCTCTGCGAACAAGATCACCGCCGCCCACGTTCTCAAGCCCTGCTACATGGAGGACGACCACACCGTCACGGCGCTCGCCACGGGCACGTCCGTGGCTGGCATCGTCGTCCGCGTGGACAATGAGGGCGTCGCCGTCGAGTGTGGCGGCTA